CCCAGCCGATCCATATCCGCGGCGATCTCATTCTGCAGGTCAATGATCTTGCACACAGCGTCCGCCATTGTGGAGCCGCCGCGATTGGGATTTCTCGGAATACCCGTCAGCGTGGCGGTGCATTTGGTAGCAAGCTCGTTCAGAGACTGTATCTGTTCGGACTTGCTCTTGATCCGCTGATCCAGCAGATAGGCTTGGTTCAAAAACTCCTTTGCCGTCATGCTGCCACCTCCTTGCGCACCATGCGGCGAACACCTGTCATGAGATATTCGCCATCCAGGTCGGTCAGCGTTTCGTACCAGCCGGAACGGAAGAATCGCTCCAAGGATGTCACGGCATCGTCATAATCCTTGTTGTTCGGAAAGCGGCAATGCTGCTTGAGGGCTTTTTTGTAGTCTTTTACGGCCAGTTCTACAATGGCGTTGGCTAATGCCTGATAGGGGTTCATATTCGTACCTCCGATATTTTAAGATTCTCGGATTGGCACGGATTGTCGTTATTTGTCGAACTGTTGTCTCAGATTTTCAAATTTGCCTTGACTGCAGCTATCAAGGCCGACTGCGTTTTGTCTTTGGCTTTCAGCGCACACAAAATCTGCTCATCAATGGTGTCGTCCGCTACGATGTGCTGCACCACCACGGTTTTGGAGGTCTGACCTTGCCTCCACAGACGGGCTATCGTCTGCTGGTATAACTCAAGTGACCATGTCAGCCCGAACCATACGATGGTGTTGCCGCCGCTTTGGAGATTCAGACCGTGCCCGGCAGAGGCGGGGTGGATCAGTGCTACGGGGATCTCGCCGTTGTTCCACCTGCGGATGCTGTCGGAAGTATCAAGGCGAGAAAAGGGAATGTGCCGCGCATGAAGCCGTTTCATAATCCGCTCTAAATCATGCTTGAACCAGTACGCCACCAGAATCGGTTTGCCGTTGGCAGCTTCGATGATGTCCTCCAGTGCATCCAGCTTGCGGTCATGGATAAGGACTGTATTTCCGGCATTATCATAAATTGCGCCGTTCGCCATCTGGGACAGCTTGCCGGAAAGCGCAGCGGTGTTTGCGGCACTGATCTCTCCGTCGGGCAGGTCCAGTATGAACTGCTTTTTCATTTCATCGTAGGCATCTCGCTCACCCTGGCTTAGATACACCCGGTATTCGCTGGAGATCAGCTTCGGCATTGTCAAATGGTCGGTTGATTTCATAGAAATCGTAATGTCCGATATTTTTCGGTATATGTCCTGCTCCGCTCCCGGCTTGGGGCGATAGCTGTAAACGATCTGCCCGTTCATGGCGTCCGGCACGAAATATTCCTGTCGGTAATGCGTAATAAATCTGCCGAGGCGTTTACCAAGATCGATAACCTTGAACTCCGCCCACAGATCCATCAGACCGTTGGAAGCGGGTGTGCCGGTCAGCCCGACAACTCGCTTGATTCTGGGACGCACCTGCATCAGAGCCTTGAATCGTTTGGACTGGTGATTTTTGAAAGAAGAAAGCTCATCAATGACCACCATATCGAAGTGAAAGGGCATCCCGCTCTTTTCTATGAGCCACTGTATGTTTTCCCGGTTGATGATGTAAATATCGGCTTTGCGCATCAATGCGGCTTTGCGTTCCGCTTCACTGCCGACCACCACCGAATAATTAAGGCTGTGGAGATGATCCCACTTTTGCAGCTCCGCACTCCAGGTATCACGAGCCACTCGCAGCGGCGCAATCACCAGCACCCGGTGTACCTCAAAGCTGTCGAACAGCAGGTCGCCTATGGCAGTGAGGGTGATGCTCGTTTTGCCAAGACCCATATCAAGCAGTACCGCGGAGAAGGGATGCGTCTTGATGTAGTTGATGGCATATTTCTGATATTCATGCGGTGCGTATTTCATCCAGTATCCCTCCGATCTGCTCTGGGTCATCAAGGACATACACCTTAAAGCCCAGCCGCCGCAGCAGTCTGTGTCTGGCAGCCTGCAGCGGTCGCGGTTTCTTGCCCGGCGCTTTGACCTCCACAAAGCCGATCTTGCCTTCCGGCAGAAGCACGATGCGGTCGGGCATTCCGTCAAAGCCGGGGCTGACCATTTTCGGTGCGATGCCGCCTGCGCTTTTTACAGCTTTTATCAATTTCTGTTCTATCGTTTTTTCTCTCATAGTGATCCTCCATCAGGAATTAGGTGGGTGGTGACAGTCGATGACAGTTATTTCAGTAACTTCTCTTAGGACTTGTTTTTTTAAGGCTATAAGAGAAGTTTCTGTAGAGAGTGTCATCGACCGTCACCCTATGCTCAATCCAGGAAATCCGATTTAAGCTGCAGGCCGAAAAGCATCCGTGCGGATTTGTTTCTTTTCCTCTCAAAACCGGCGCATTCCAGAGCAGTGTAGAAATCTGTCGTACTGCGAACATAGTCGCCCACCTGCGCACAATAACTGCGGTATGCGTTGTAGACATCGCCGGATTTCGCGGAGAAAGTGTCGCCAACCTCGCAGCATTCGTCCAGAAACTGCGAGAGCCAGTCGTTGTTGTCTTTATATTTCTTTATGGCATCCTCCACCACGGCAGGCTTGATGATATGATAGTCGTTGTCGATCACACGCTTTGCACCGACCATGATCCATTTCAGGATCGCACCGCCGGCCTTGTCGAACAGGAAATCGGCATAATTCTTGACGTCGGACTTTCCCTCGATCCTGGCGTTGAACGGAATCACGATCAGCCGCCGCCAGGTACCGGCATCGATTGCTCCGACCTTCGGCAGATGGTTGGTATAGAGTACCAGAGTGTGGCTCGGCACATAGCTGAAGGGATCTTTGTACTTCTTTTCGGCGTAGATTTCGTCTGTGGAGCACAGCTGCTTCACATTGGAAGTGCTTAGCCGCATACCTTCCTCCAGTTCTGCTGCGATAATCAGCCGCTTGCCCTTGGCCTCGGCCAGCTCCGGCTTCACATTTCGCTTGCAGCCCACGGTCAGCGTATCGGCGGACATATTTCCGCTGTAGGTACCGAGTACGCGGGAGAGCGTATTCCAGAAAGTGGATTTTCCGTTTCGGCCTTCACCGTAGGCAATGATCAACGCTTCAACACACACTTTCCCGATGGCGGACAAGCCTGCAATCTCCTGCACATAGCGAATCAGATCCGCATCGCCGCAGAAGAATGTCTCCAAAGCGTCCTGCCAGATATCCATGCCTTCATCGGCCGGGTCAACAGTGGTTTGCTTGGTGATGAAATCCGTCGCTGTATGTTCCCGTGCGGATACAAGCCCCAGACGGAGGTCGTAAGTAGAGGTCGGGGTATTTAGCAGAAACTCATCCGAATCCAACTGCCGCTGGTCGATCTCCAGCATGGGGTGCGACTCTTTTAATGCAGCGGAGATGTACTTAGTGTCGCGGCGCTTGATGGCATAGTTGCGGTAGGTCGTGGCATTCTCGTATTTCTGAAAAGACCGCGCCTGTTCCGAATTAAAAGCCGCGGTTGCTTTCTTGGGACCCATCGATGCCAGCAGTTCCCAAGCACCGTTTTTCATCATCTCATCGGTGGTTTTTCTGATTTCGGTCTCTGCCTCCTCAAGCTGGCGGGTCGTCAATTCCTGCGCCACCGCCTGCGCCTTGGGTTTGGATTCTTCCCAGAAGCCGCCGTTGTACACGAGAAAATCGGTAGACGGCGTATAGCGGAGCTTTGCCTCGTATTCCCTTGAAAGGACGGTGGCCTGTCCAACATCAGAATAGTCGGTCGGCTTCAGCTTAAGCTCCTGGTTGTACTGCTCCGGCGGAATGTAGCCGTCCTGTGCGGAGATTTTTCCGTAAAACCGCTGTGCGCTGCGCCAGATACTGTCCAGTTCCGACTGTTCCAAGGGCGGCTGACAGCAGGCGGCGACTTCTGTAAAATGCTTGCGCGCATCATCGGTATTTCCGAAGCGTTTCAGAATGCGCCCGGCATAGTGCGACATGGTGGCGTTGCGGCTTCCTTCGGGAATAATGATGCTACCGTAGCTGCCGGAGTCCATATTTGCATCGAAATCGCCATCGGCAAAAAAGGTCGTCAGCGTCATTGGCCCGTCAAAGACATCAACTTGCGGTGCTCTCGTGCCGAAGAAGAATCTGGCGGCATCGAGCGCCTTGGTATCAAAATACGGAAAGAGGGTGTTGACCAGCTTTTTCAAATCGCTGTATTGCGCCGCATCCGTCATTCGGTCAATGGGAAACAGCACATGGAATTTAGGCCGCGCTTCCTTGCCGTTTTTCACCTTCATGTGGTTGCGGCTGTAGTGAACTGCAAATGCCACGCCGGGAAATGCGGCGGCAACATCGGAGGGATAGACCCAGTCCTCCGGATCATCGCTGTGGTCGTTGTCGCAGTCGACCGGGAGACAATCCGCTCCGAGGAAATTATCGTTATTGCGGTAGTTGCCCCTGTATTCGGCGCAGACATAATCGTTAGACACGGCCTGCAGCAGCGTATTCTTATCGGTCACCTCGACCTTATGCGGGTAGATGCAATTCTCCGGCATCCCCAAGCGGTCGGCGCGGTACAGTGTGAATTTCATCGTGATACCTCCTTGCAGGTCTCGCTGAAATAGCGAATCCGATAGCCCTTCCATGTGGCTCTTTTGATTTCTGCCTCCATACCTTCGGAGATGCGTTCGCCAAAAACCCACATTTCCGCGCATTTACTGAGGATCGCATTGCCGAAAAACAGCCCCAGCTCACGCTCCTTTGGCTTGTTGTCGTCAAGGAACTGCGGAAAGAGCAGATGCGGTGCAACGGGGATATATCCGGCTTCCACCGCAAAGCGGCTGTAGCGTCTTGCGGCGGCAGTGTTGTTTTCGACATCTCCGGCATAAGGACTGCAGATATACACGATGGGTCTGAATGCCCGGAGTGCCTTTTCTTCTTTTTCAATGGCGCAGAAAGCACCGTAAGCCGTAGGGTCGGCATAGCCTTCTGCGTTTCTAAAATCAGCCATAACAGGCTCCTCCAATCTATAGTTTTCACTACCCACTGGAGTGTTCCGTGGGCAGTGGTCCGCTTTTAGTCCTTTTTGTAGAACATGGTTTCATAACCGTCGGCGCGGAGCTTCAATCCGGCAGCCCACGGCGGGGTGCGTCCCATCTGTTCGCAGACAGCGTTGAGGTCAGCCTCCGGTGCAGCTTCAATCACCAGTTCATCGTGAATGTGCATGGTGATAAAGCAGTGGGACAGGGTCTGCATGGCATAGCAGAGGATATCGCGAGAGGTGGCCTGAACGATGTTTTCCACCAGCTTCGGACCGTAGGTCTCCAGCCGCTCCCATTTCTTCGTGCCACCGATGCCCTCATAGGCGATGCACTCGCCGCCAAACTGGTTGGTGCCGAGTTTAGGCTTCACATAGGAAAGTCTCCTGCCGGACGGAAGCGTGATAAAAAGCATCCCACTCCGATAGGCAAACTCGATGCCGCAAACATCGCTGTCCAGATGCTGCTTTACGGCACTCATGGCGGCACGGTCGATGTCCCACCAGAACTTCACGATATTCTGGTTCGAGTTGCGCCAAGCCGTGACCAGCGGCTGCAGCTCATCTTCGGACAGCCCCATCTCCAAGGCACCCATTGCTTTGAGTGCGCCGACAGAGCCGCCATAGCCGAGGGCGAGTTCGGCGATTTTGCCTTTTTGCCGCAGGTGTCCGTTTACGCCGTGCTTTTCCACCGGAACCTTGAACATCTGTGACGCAGACGCACAGTAGATGTCGCCGCCTTTTTCAAAAACCTCCTGACGCCAGGTTTCTCCTGCAAACCATGCCAGCACTCTGGCTTCAATGGCGGAAAAGTCGGCAACGATGAACTTGCAGCCGCTTTTGGGCACAAATGCGGTGCGGATCAACTGCGACAGGGTATCCGGCACATCTTCATACAATAGCTGTACGGCGTCAAAGTCGCCGGAGCGAACCAGACTGCGAGCCTCGGCCAGATCGGGAAGATGGTTCTGCGGCAGATTTTGCATCTGGATAATGCGTCCTGCCCAGCGGCCGGTCCTGTTGGCTCCGTAGAACTGAAACATCCCACGGGCGCGGCCGTCTGTGCATACGGCTTTCTCCATCGCCTGATATTTACGGACGGAGGATTTCGCAAGCTGCTGCCGGAGTAAAAGAACCTTTTGTAGCTCTGTCGGCGCAGCTTTGAGCATTTCCGCAACTTCCTTCTTGCCGAGGGAATCGACCGCCAAGCCGTTATCCGAAAGCCACTGCTTCATCTGCTGTACCGAGTTGGGGTTATCCAAAGCGGTCAGTTTTTTCATGGCGTCGGTAAGCTCTCTGCGGGAACGGGTGTCCATGGCAACCGCCTGGCGCACCAGTTCCATATCCAGCGCAACACCTCTGTCGTTGATTTCCTGATCGAGGTGATATTGCTCCCAGACCATTTCCGGCACAGGGAACTTGGCGAGTTTTTCCTGAATGGACATTTCGACCTCAACGTCTCGGATGTTATACCGTTTGAAGGCAGCCCATTTGTCCGGCGCATTTCCCGGCAGATTGCGAGTGCGGCCACCGTTTGCCTTTGTCGGTGCGCAGGGCTGACAGAAATATTTGATAAGTTCCTTGCCTTCGGTCAGCTTTTGCTTTCCAAGTCCCAACACGGTGCCAACGCCCTCCAGCGAAAGCGGAAGCCCCATATATGCAGACCAGATCATCGTACATTTCCAGGAGGCAGGGTCGAGATAGCTGACGGTATCCTCCGGGATGCTGTAGCCGGTGTTATCAAAGTTGCCATTTTTCCGAAGCCAGCGCGAAAGGCATATCCGCTCGAACTGCGCATTGAACGCCCACTTTGTGACAGAGGCATCCGTCAGGGCGGTGATAATCTTTGCGGGAATCGTCTCACCGCAGGCAAGGTCGACCACCTGCACGGGACTGCCGTCAACGGAATATCCGAAGAGAAGGATGTCAAAATCCGGCGCTTCGGTGTATTTGTAGACGCCGCACTTGGCAAGGTCAACGCTGCTGTATGTTTCAATATCGATACTGAGTGTTTTCATATACACGAATCCTTTCCATAGCCCGAATGAGCGGTAGGAACATTCCCACCGCCCACAGGCCGGAGATTACTCTTTGTTGAGTTCTTTCATACGGGCTTCGTGATACTCTACCTCACGAAGGGCGTGTTCCTTCTCAAGCTGTCGGCGTTCTTCCTCCCATGCCGCATTACGCTTATCACGCTTGCGGTCTTCGACGGCGTCAATGATGGATCTGACGATCCAAAACACCGCCAGGAGCAGATACAGGGACAGAAGCAGAATGCAGAGAATCGTGGTAATACTCATGCTGCGCACCTCCTCAAGACAGGAAATCGTCGTCCACGTCGGTGGCGAAATCGGACGCTGCGCTGGACTTGCCGCCGAGAGGCTCACCGTCACGGATCTTCTGCAGGTTGTTCAGCCCGCAGGCGATGCCCTTGTTGCCGTTGCTGTTGAAGGCGTAGAAATTGATGCTGGCACGACCGTACACGCCGGAGTAAACCTCGGAGCGGGTCAAGATCGGGTTGCAGTCGGCGTCCACGATACCGGGCGCGGTGGCGGAGTTGGCGTTGATAAAGTAGCTGTTGGCATAGGCGGGATCATCCGGGCGCTCGGTATCTCCGTCGCGGAGGGGTGTTTTGATTGCAGTCAAAGGCGGAACGGAGCGACCGTTGCCCTTGAGCTTGGCCTGACCTTCTTCATAGGCTGCCTGGATAGCCGCCTTGATCTTCTGGACGGTTACGGTGTCAGACTTGGGAATGATGAGGCTGACGCTGAACTTCGGCGTGCCGCCGTTGATGGATTTTGCTTCCCAGACATTGGCGTAGGACCAGCGGGTATCTTTGCCGGTAATGACCTTCATGGGATTTACGAGCTTAGTGGTAGAATTCGACATATCAGTTGTCCTCCTTAAAATCATCGATAATGGTTGTCATTGCCGGTCTTTTATCGCTTTCCGGCACAAGCGTGGGTTTGCCTTGCGGCTTGGTGATCAAATCACCGAGGATTGCGTTGAATTGCTTCTTTCCGAGCATCGCAGTCATAGCGGTAATGCCGAGAACCTTGTGTTCATAAGGGTCGTACCCTGCGGCGGTCACGGCGGCGATGACGGCGTGTTCGTCAGTGTACTTTCGGTTGGAGCGTCCCTCGACCAGCTTGTAGCCGGACCATTGTTTTCCGCTGATGGCCGCCTGTAGTGCGTAGTCCTTGATATCGGACGCCCAGGTGGTCAGCCCGTCGATTTGTCCGAGGATTTCTTCGACCTCCTCATCCGTGAGCAGAGGCGGCTGCCGAAACTCATATCGGGCAAGCTCCATGTTGGTTTTGGCTCTCTCGCGGCAATCCGCTTTTGCCTTGCAGAACTGGCACCATTCGCCGCAGTGATATTCACCGCTGCCTTGGAAGGCCAGCTCTGCGGTCGGCGTCAAAACCTTGTCCGCCCATTTGCAAAGCTCCTGCTTCGGAATGGTAAAGGTGCTGACATTGGAGCGCCTTGGCTGATAGATGGTCATGCTGACGGTGTCGATGTCGTAGATGCAGTCGAACAGCTCCAAAGCGCCGAGGGCGTACAGCTTCATCTGCGGATTATCGTTGGCTTCCACCAGGATTCCACGCCCATGCTTGTAATCCACAATGTGCAGCGTTCCGTCTGCGATGATGACGCAGTCTCCGGTGCCGAAGCCCTCTTTCACATATTTGGAGTAGTCAAGCCGCTGCTCGATCAGTACGACAGGGTCAGCGCAGACCTTCTTGGCTTCCGCGACCAGTTCCATTACAAAGGCAACATAGCCGTTGGCGCAGTCCTCCATTTCGGTGCTGTACCAGGTAAGGCTTTCGGTCGGGTCCTGTGCCGCCATACCGAGTGCTTTTCGGAGCTTATACTCGCAGAGTGCATGGGCGTCGGTGCCCTCGGCGGCGAAATCGCTGCCTTTATCATCGTAGCTTTCGCAAAGCCTTGCCGAAGGCGGGCAGTTGAGCCACCTGTGGGATGAGGATGCGGAAAGCAGAGCATGATTACCCATTGCCCAGCACCTCCGCATCCGCCACAAGACCCCCGTACCGGGTGGGGTCTACCTCGGAGAGCTTGGTTGCTCCATACCTCTGAAGAAGGTCACGAATCTGAGCGGTGAAGCCATCTCTGGACTTTTCTGCCAGAATTGCTCTGACTTCTTCGAGCGAATATGTCTTTGCCGGGGCGGGTGCAGCTTCCGTATCGTCAGTGCTGCCGAACGCATCGGTCAGCCAGTTGGCGATGTCGTTAATAGAAGATGCAATATCCCGTAACTCTCGGATGGTCGCTTCCATTTCGCTCATTTTGCTCATCGTGTTTACCTCCTTCCTCCGATTGACTTGCCTGGTTCAGCTGAATCAGCTTTTTTGCCAGACGCTTTGACACTACGCTGATTGCCGTAAGCACACCGATCAGTTCCTCATCGCTCACGGGCTTGGTGCATTTGGACTCGTTCATTGGCGGTTCCTCCTTTCCGAGGTGCTGAGTTGTCTTACTGTCCTCAGTACCCACTGGAGGGAAGCCGTCGAAGCGGTCCGCTTTTTGCCAAAAAAAGATTTATCCCTTCGACCGCAGAGTTGCAGCCGAAGGGATAAAGGGAAATGTTAGATGTAATAATCCTTGAGCCTGTCCTGCAGTTCCGCACGGATTTTTGCCCAGTGACGCTTGAAGGTGGAACGCGCCATGTCCATGATTGCAGCGGCCTCCCGCTCCGAGTGGTGCATCATCAGCGCGCAGATGCGCTTGCCCTCCGGGTCAAGACGGTCGAGCTCGTCATACAGCGCCTTGAGCAGTTCTTCGTCCATAAGGATAGAATCCGCAGTCGGCGCATCGTCCGCCAGCGTATCTCCGAGAGTCAGATCGTCGTCCTCGCCGCCAATGGCCGTTTCGAGAGACACTTTCTTCCCGGCGGCGTAGAACGGGCAGCCGGGGCAAACACCGTCGCATTTCCAGATCTGAGTCTTGGGGCAGCGGCACTCGCCGTTCTTCTGGGCATGGTAGCGGGTATTCCAGATTGGGCGGTAATACGCCCGGTAGACTTCCTCGCTGACCTCAATGGCTTGTCCTTCAACAGGGATAAAGAATTTCTTTGCTTCGTTTGACATAAAAATTTCCTCCGTTCGATTTGCATGGAACGAAGGAAACTCTTATGGTCAGCTGCAAAATGGGTATAGAAATCCAACTACAGTCCCGACGGAGAATCCTCCGTTCCGGTCTGCAGCTAACCCGCTCAATAGGCAGCTGATGATATTTACTTGTAACCGTCAGGTACCGTTGAGCCACCGGTGATCGACCGATGCGTTATCTGGCGGATTGAAAGAGCAGATTTGCAACTGCCGATTTACAATTTGCAAACGCAGATGCAAAATTAGCGAAAGGGGTAGAAAAATTCAAAAATCTGTGCTATAATAGTTTCTAACAGCACAATTGCGAAAGCTGCTCTGTCGAAGCAACAGGTTTTCTGTCAGCTTCTGTCTTAATTATAGAAAATCGAGCTGATAGGATTAGATAGCCGTTGATAGGCTTTGATAGGTTTCGTCAAGGAGATGGAAAATATGGAATTCAAGGACTTTGTGCAAATTCTGCATCCGATAATCGGCGGTTCAAGCAGCCAGGCTGCATTTACCAAGACTCTCTTTGATGTGCTTGTAACAGAAGATGGTCAGAGTGCAGTAGATGAACCAACCGAGACTACCTACCGTTCTTATTTCAATGGGCAAACAGGCATCTCCAGAATTGCCAAAAAAATCAGCCCATACATCGAAACAGAGAATTTTGTGTCATATATTCATGAATTTTCAGATGAGACGGTTTCAAGTCTCTGTGACAGCTTTCGGAAATACCTACCCGCAATTGACGGCTTTAACGCAGGAAGACAGTTGGCCGATCTGTTCCTCTCTATCTTGAAAACCGCAGCTGAAACAAAAAGAAAAAGCCCAGCATCATCAAAAGACGATGCTGAGCCGGAAGAAGCGGAGGTCGTGGATGGGGAAAAAACATCAGGTGCCACTGAAGAAGAGAAAAATACAACCGTTATTCAACAGCAGATCAATGTCATCCAAAACGGAGAAAAGAATCTGAACCTGACAAATAACGGTACGATAAATTTTAACTTTTAGGGCGGTGTATCATGAGCAAGGATCTGATAATTAAGCAGATGGCTGACCAGTCGGCTGTTCCTGCCTTACAGCAGACCGGCACAAACAATGTGACAGTAGCCAATCAGCCGGGAGCTACGGTTAATTTCACATACAATATCAATTATCCTCAATCGGCAGATTCCTCGGCAGAAATGATGATTGCCGTTCAATCCTTTAGCACGGAGTATTATCAGCTTATAGTCACCTGCGATGATGATGTTTTCAAGGATGGTGTCGTTTCGGTTATAGCATCCCGTGCTTTGACAAAGTATAATGTCCCGCCGGAGATTTTTGAGAGATGCTCTACTCTTACAGATGCGGGCATTGCGGAATTGAAGCGTTTTCCAGCGATTATCTGCCATGAGAATACCGAGCTGAAAGGCGTAACGTCACCAAGCCAGTATTGTATGCTTTGCTACATACAGAAAATTATGGTAGCAGGGAAAAATATCAAGATTGCATTTAAGCCAATTGCACCGATACAACAGGTAAAACTGTGTGACAAGCGAAATGCTGTCTTTTTTGGATTAAACATGGACTGCGCCATTACGGATCTGAATCAAAGCGCATGGTCTGTTCACAAAGTAAATGTATTCGAGGCGTTTAAGGAAGCCGGAATCCCCGGAATGCCGATGCCTGTGTAAGGAGATGTCTTTATGGCCGAGAAAATCAAATCAGAAATTATCCGCATAGATTTGACGGACGCAAGTTATAAGGACAGCCACGCCTATATCGAGCCTACCTATGTAAACTTTTTCTTTGGCAATAACGGTGCCGGCAAGTCTACGATAGCAAAAGCAATAAAAAGCGGAGCTGGCGTAACATACGCTCCCGGAAGAACAGCGGCAGATTATCTTCCGCTCGTTTATAACCAGGATTTTATTGATGAGAACTTTCGCAGTTATCGCAATTTAAGGGGTGTTTTCACCCTTAATGCAAAAAATGCTGAAATTCAGCAGCAAATTGATGAGGCTTCAGAAGAACGCTCCCGTGTAAAGAAGATGCTGGCCGAGGCGAGCGATAAACGCGACAAGACTGCGGCGGCAAAGGATAAGTTGTACAAAGATTTTTTGAAGGAATGCTGGGACCGCGGCAAGGCTATCCGTGAAATGTTTCCGGGTACGATGGATAAAAAAGGTAAATCCGATCCGTTTGTTCGTGAAATCATGAAACACGCACCGGCAGATGCGGATATGGATAAACTTCGCAGGCTGTATGAGTCGGCATATTCTGAGACCGCAAAGCACTACCAAAGATTTAATGGCATTTCTGATCCCGATGCTGTTGACTCTGTGGAAGGAAAAGATATTCTCTGCAATCCAATCGTGAACAGCGCAGACACAGAACTCGCCGGATTTTTGCGCGATATTGGAGCAACGGAATGGATGCGGCAGGGTCACGATGCGTATTCCCATGACGCAAAAGGAAGATGCCCTTATTGCGGAGAAGTCCTTCGCGGAAATTTTGAACAGACCTTTATAGACAGTTTTGATAACAGATACCAAGACAATCTTCGCCTTTTGGACGAGTTTTTGACTCGGTACAAAAAGGCCGCAAACGATTTGTTTGTACCCCTGCAGGCTACGCCCGCCGAACTGTACCTGCAAATTGACATCAAACCGTATTCGGATAAACTTGCCGTCCTTAAGGCGGTGATTCAGAATAATATAGAAAAAATAAAGGCTAAAGTGGAGAACCCTGCATCCGTGGTAGAACTAACGGATATTGCTCCAATCCTCGACGAAGTAGCTGTCATTATTAACGGTTTTAATTCACTGATCGATGCCAATAACGCTGTTGTGGCAGCCAGACCTATCAAGAGAGCGGAATGCACAAATGTGGTGTTCAGCCTGCTTGCTTTTATGCTGAAGGATGTCATTGATGCTCACAGAAAAGCGGATGCTGCTATGCAAACTGAATTGGATGCCCTTGATACAGACATTGAAGCGCAGAATGCAACACTCGAAAGAATTAAAGCACAGCTAAAGACCCTTCGCACAAAAACGGTAGAAACGGACACTGCGAAGGACAGCATCAATCAAATGCTGCGGGATTCCGGTATGCGCGGCTTCAGTCTTCAGCCGAAACCCGGAGTGGATAATGTCTATGAGGTTCGCCGTTCCGACAATTCCATAGCCGATAATTTAAGTGAGGGCGAAAAGAACTTTATAGCGTTTCTGTATTTTTATCACCTTGTGCAGGGCAGTGACTCAGCTGATGGAGAAACCAGAGAGAAAATCATTGTCATTGACGATCCCGTTTCCAGCATGGATAGCGGTTCTCTGTTTATCGTAAGTACCCTTGTTCGGCAAATGGTTGAAATATGTCGAAATAACGCGGACAACCGAAATAGAACTGCCAAGGGCAATTTCATCAAGCAGATTTTTATCCTTACCCACAACGCTTACTTTCACCGTGAGGTTTCTTACAGCTATGTGTCAAAATATGATTATGCGTCATTTTACTTAATCCGTAAAATCGGAACGAAATCCACCATAAAGATGTGTGACGATGTCAATCCGAATGCTCCGACGGAACGGATAAATATTAACCCTGTCAAAAATTCCTATGCGGCGCTATGGGATGAGTACAAAGAAGTAAAATCAGCTGTTCCCTTGATGAATGTGATTCGGCGCATTCTGGAGTATTACTTTCTTCAGTTGTGCGGTTACGAGGGCTCGCAGTTACGACAGGTAATTTTAGTCCAGGGAAAAGCAGAAGGCCGATTTAAAGATGCCGACGGTAACGATGACGAAGAAAAGTTTCAGCTTGCTGCAGCTATGCTTTCGTATATCAACGCAAGCTCAATCGGCATGAGCGATGGAAAGGACTTTGTTGAGGACTGCCTGAATGCCGAGGAGTGTCGGAATATCTTTGAAATGATATTTGACGCTATGGAGCAAAAGCAGCATTACGATATGATGATGGGAAATCAGTAA